TGTTCGTCAATCTTCAAAAGCTCGTCTGGTTTCCACTCTGGAAAGTAAGAACTTCCTTCAGGCAACCCAAGAAGTTCTGCAGCTTCTTCGTTTAGCCACGCAGGAATACTAATTACTTCCCACGGATACATGTTTTCTTCTACTGCTGCTTCTTGTTTTAAAAGCCAACCACACAAGTCATCGTAATGATAACGTGTATTAATAATAATGATGGCTCCATTAGGCATAATACGTGTACGCAAACCTGCAGGATACCATTCCTTAATATATCTACGACCTGCTTCTGAGATAGCATCTTCTTCAGACATAACGTCATCAAGCAAAGCTACGTGTGCGCCGCGACCTGCAACCTGACTCCGTACACCTGCAGCATAGTAGGAACCATTCTTGTTTGTCTTCCACTTACCTGCTGCCTTAACATCACTCCTAAGACTAATACCTTTGAATATCTTTTGGAATCGCGCCGTGTTTACAATGTCCCTAACAGTTCTACCAAAGTCACTAGCCAGTTGGTCACTGTGTGACACAGACATAACTTCATGGTTGGCGAAGTTTCCCATGTACCACGCAGGAAAGAGCTTACTACAAATAACTGATTTGGACGAGCGAGGCGGTAGGAAAACCATCAAACGCTTGGTTCTTCCATCCACTACACCTTGAAGTTTATCACACAACAACTCAATGTGTCTACCCATTTTAAAGTCAGACACAATTGTAGGCGCAAATATTTTAACAAAGGTAAGGAAGTCTGTCCTTGCCCTCATATCTGCGTACTCGTTTAGTTTTACTTTTAAGGTTGAATATGTAGAAATAGTATTACTATCTTCAACAATATCTAACATTAAATATCTTGTCCTTTTGCTTTGTCACATCTAAACATAAGTGTCGTAACAGGTGGCGTAACAGGAGCAGACACAAAGTCTGACATCATCTCTGCTGCCCTTGCTTTACATTGAACCTCAGTTTTATAGGGACCACGGTCATCATGTAATTCTACACATTCTTTGTTGATTAGACAAACCAAAATCAATGCCTCAAACATTTTATTTGTCTTCCATATAGTGTTGCAAAAATACAACACCTCTTTGTAAAAACATTATAGCACGGTTGCATGTTTTAAAAAAGTATGTTATTTTCTATTTAGTCCCAGCGGGGTAAATATATACCCCCACAGACCCCGACACACCCAGACTAGCAAGACATGCACAAGCTATTTTCAACTGTGGTGGCCCCGATGAAAGACCCTTGTTTTTTTCTGAATATATCTTAGGGGTATATTATATATAATAATCAGACATAGTTTTTTGGGTAGGGGTTCGTGACAAGACTTTACAAGTCTGTCAAAATCTTGACAAAGAATCCTTTTCCAAAACCAACACAAAGTGTTGCAAATATGCAACAGTCAAGCAAAATCTTTAGAGATTTTGTTAGAATTAGTGTGACATTTATGCAACAGTCAAAGTATTGACAGTCCCCACTGTCAAAGTATTGACACCCCCCTGCCTATACCTATGAAGAATCAATAGATTCTTAGCAAGCAGACGTGTATAATGTCAATAAATTGACATCCCACCCATACCTGCACAATTCCAATCACACACGCTAAAGTATTGATATATCTTATATATTCATTTATGAATATAAGATATATCAAGCTACCAAGTTTTGACAGCAATCGTCAAAATATTGACAGCATGATGATGCTTCATCCGTGCTAATGATGACGCACATGATGAAGCTTTTAAGGTAATCTCTATATTTACGAAGTAAATAGAGATTACATTAACCCACCAAAATGGAAGGACTGCCAGATGGAAATCCACACAAGCACTGAGTACGAGCTTATCAAATCCTATAAGGATTTGGTAAACGAGGTTGGTGAAAATGCCGCAATGGAATTGATGAAGGACGGACAGCATTTTGATGCTGATTTTAATGACGGTGCTGAGAGTATTTATGAATACTCTCTTTGTCCAACAGTGGTTGAGGATGAAGACGGTATTATCTACCGTCTGCTGAAATTAACCAAAAAGACGGAGGTTCGCGTACATTGGGAAGAATAATCTTCCCCGGTTTTAATAATATACCTCTCTCTCTTATGAGAGAGGTATTTATTACCCCACCAAAACGAAAGGAAAGAAGATGCTTAACGAAGTTAAGGTGACTGCCTCAGACTATCTTGTAGACAACGAAGTAGTCTACGAAGTGTCTACAACGGAAGGCGAAGTAGTAGCTGTATTAGCTACTCATGAAGATGCAGTAGCAACAGCAGAATATCTGATGACAACGGAGATTGGACAATGGCTTGTATCGTAGCTAAACCATCTGAGGCTTCTTGCTATGCAAGAAATGACTTCTACAACGTAGAAGTTTACGAAGCGGCAAGTAACGATTGGTTACTTGTCTGTAAACAAAAATCCTACATCTCAGCCATGAAGATGGCTGAAGAAGCTAAGAACAGTGTTTACGGCCTGAAAGGCGGTAAAAGAATTGTAAGAGTTTCACAGAATGGTGAAACAGTGTATGGGGGTATGTGATGCTGGATAAAATGATTTGCTACTTCATAGTAGCAACTTCAATACTGGTTGGCCTGTTAGCCATCAACGATGGCTTTACAGGACATGGCAAAGGCTGGATAGCCTTTGGTTGTCTTGTTCTCTCAATAGGTGGCCTTGCCATCCTATTTGAGAATAAAATGAAAGGTTGACGGTTTTAATATAATCCCCTATGAACAATAGTGAATAGGGGATTTATTACCCCACCAAAACACGGAGACTGAACGATGACTGCTATGAACAAAATCCATTTTTCCAAAATGACTGGCAAGCTGGACGGCTTACAAGCCGTATCAACTAATACAGTCACTAACGACTTCTGTAAGAAGCGTTACGAAGAAGCCAAGGTTAAGAATGAAAAAGCTGGCAAGGTCGTAGACATATGTGGCGTATGCTACAGCCAGACTATGCTGGCTACCTACAGGAAGAATATGCAGAATGCCCTACAGCGTAATTCAGACTTGTTGTCTACAACAATTCTGCCCTACGAAGATTTGGACAATTTGCTGGTAGCTTTCCTACGGATTGACGCACATGGTGAGCTAATCAATGAAACCCACCTGATTAACATTGTTAATCTGGCAAAGAAAAATCCCCATTGTGCAATAGCACTATGGACAAAGCGCACTGATTTGGTGAAGCCATACTTCTCAAAGAATGAGAAGCCAGCCAATCTGATACTGATTTATTCCAACCCAAAGGTTGGAACAATCATGGCAAAGCCACCGCGCTTCTTTGACAGAACATTCAATAATGTTCTGGAAGATGAACATGTGGAAAAGCAGAATTGCACTGGTCAAAAGTGTAAAGACTGTATGCTATGCTACACGCTGAACAATGGTGTAGATACCATTGTGGAAAAGGTGAAGAAATACTAGCCAACCTTTACATACACCACCTGAACAATAGTGAAGGTGGTGTATAGTAACCCACCAAAAAACGGAGATGAAAATGCGGAACATGAGAAAGGCCACCTACGAAGATATGTGTCAGGCTTACAGTGATGCGTTCAAAGCGTATCATGGTGTAAGGCCAGCGTCATGGATGACGGATGGCATGACCATTGACCAGATTGGTGAGGAAATCATCAAGCTGGAAGCTTGGGTTTTGGAAGACCGTAAAGAGGAAATTGAACAGCAGAATGCCGCAATCAATCGCTGTATGGATGCTGGTGCGCCAGACATTGCAACAGCAATGCGGTGGCTGGAAGATGCCTATGGTGACATGGGCTGGGATTATGTGTAAAGAAAGGATGCGTAATGTCTGCAACATATGTATACAACCGCAAAGATGGCGGTATCACACTTTGCTATGGCAAAATCTACGAAGACAGCAATTTTGATGTTGTCTGCGAGAATGAATATCTGGATGGTATCTGGGCTGGTGACGTTGGCTTTACGCCAAAAACATGGTCACAAGTATGTGAATACTTGGAGAAGTATTACGACAGCCAGATTGAACAGTTGGAGAGTTGCTAATGGAATGGCGTAACGTGAAGATACCGCTGGCATGGAGCAAAGATGGACAGTTTTATCTGTCCGTCTTTCAGAACGGCTCACTGTTGGAGTGTGTACCAGTACGGAGATACAACGATGGTGAAACCCACTTGTTGGGGGAACCAAAGAAATTCGTAAACTCAGAAGAGTTTATGGATATGTTGGCTGATGCCAACCAAGGCTGGTTTGACAAGTGGGAACCAGAAGAGTATGACGATGGTCAACCATCTTGGGAACAAGAGTGGG